ATCAAACACTGGGGCGGTCGTTTCATCCATGAATAGTTTGCTGGACTGTTTGAGGTTCGCCAGCAGGCATTCGTAAACCGGCTTTAGCTCATAGACAGTTTTGCCGACCCACGATGCCAGTGTGGAGCGATCAAGATCAACACCCTGTCGCGCATAGATTTGAGCTTGGCGATACAACGGCAGGTGGTCGGCGTATTTGCGTGAACAGATTCAATGGCGGTTTCAATATCCTCGAATGCCAACTCATATTGCTCTGGATTCGCTTTCTCGGATTTTGCCCCGAACAAGGCCCGTTTGAAGTCTGCCACCAGCTTTTCCAGTCGGGCATTCTGATCTTGCTGGCGCAAGACAATCGCCTTCAAAAGCTCGATATCATCAGGAAGGTCGGTGGGGTTTATCATGGCCGGTTTACAGCTAAACGGGCGTGTAATTACCCGCCCAAACAGCCCGGTGATTCACTCTGCCGCAGCCGGTGGTCGCGCCTCCAACGCATGAGCTTTGCGCCAATCCAAACCCGCAAAAAGCGCTTCAAACTGCGCATGGTTAAGCCGCATCATACCATTGGAAATGGCGGGCCATTTGAACACGTGATCCTCCAGCCGCTTGTAAGCCATCACCAGACCGGACCCGTCCCAATACAGCAGTTTCAGCCGGTCTGCCCGTTTTGATCGAAAGGCATAAACCGTGCCCGTGAACGGGTCCTTGTGCAAATGGTTCTGAACCAGCGCCGCTAACCCGTTATGGCCCTTGCGAAAGTCCACAGGCTCGGTCGCCACGAATATCCGGATACGGTTGGATGGAAAAATCATGCGGCAACATTCAGGGCGCTAGCAATCTCGGCAATCCGGCTCGCCGGGGTTTGAGCATTGAGGCGAAGCGTCACGCCACCACTGACCAGTTCAATCTGAGTATCAGAGGCTGTCCCAGAAACTACCGCCTCAGCATAATCCTCAACAACAACTGGCGCAAATATCGCGCCACCTAAATCGGGCAGAACCAACTTCCCCTCCCGCGCCATCCGCCGCCATTCCGACAAATGGTTGGGCCGCATGTCATAGCGCAGCGCAACTGACCGAACCGACACTCCCTCAACCAGACTTTCGGCCACAATTCGCGCCTTCAAGTCATCTGGCCAGCGCCGCTGCCCCTTCGACCGCGAAAATATCTCACTGCTCAGCCCTGACTCAGCCCGTAGCTCCGGCGAATGCTCCATCGTAAAAATCCCTTCCTATAATCAGAAGGGAAGGACTCGCAGATTATAGCCAATAACGTAAGGTGGGAACGGGACACCGGTTACATTTGTACATTCTGCTAATACCATCCTCAGCGACGGCTCATTACCGGACATCTATCGGACACTGCAGGTTTCACATGCGAACGCACCGCGCGACTACACGGTGCAACATATTGATTTAACTGTATAATTTTGGTTGCGGGGATAGGATTTGAACCTATGACCTTCAGGTTATGAGCCGTGGCGAACGAACCATGAACGAACCCCCAGAACCACGCTATCCTTCGCGTTTTCCGTGGTTTGCGACCCATTGGCTCGGATCGTCCATACGCCGGTTTTCGCAATACACCGCAGCGAACCTCTCCCTCTTGCTTCCACTATGCTTCCGCACCGGCAAAGGTTGATGTTCCGGTACCAGCATCGAATGCGCCTTGGACGTTGTAGTCGGTGTTATTCAGGCCGATCTTTGTCCAGGCTCCAACACCCACGTAGTTGTCATAGTTCGTGTAAGCCTTGAAGCGCGGCAGTTGCGGCTGCTCGACGATGCCGGTGGCGTTGTCCACGATCAGACCGTCGAAGAAGGTGCTGCCGTCGGCCGAAACCGCGAGGCGGAAACTGTCGGAGCCGAAGAGACCGACGAGCGCTTTTGTCACGAAACCGCTCTGCAAGGTCAGGCCGAGATCGTCGCCCGCCGCTTCCTTGTTCATGGTGTAGAACAGATCGCCGGTCCCGCCCTCGGCGACGGTCTTCGCGGTCCAGAGCGCCGCGTTCAACTTGGCGGAGAACGGGTTGGCGGCATCGGCTGTCGTGCCGAGTCCAAGCAGCCCAAGGTTCTGCAGATCTGCCGGCGTGGTGCCAATCCAGCCCGCGCCATCGTAGACCAGCAGCAGCCCCTCGTTCTCAACCCATGCACGCCAGCCCGCCCGGGGCGGCAGGCGCAGCCAGGTCCCATCCGTGAACAGCGCCACGTTCAGGTCCCACCCCGTCCAGTCACCGGTCCCGCCGCTCGCCACGATATGGCGGTCGCCATCGGCAGGGCTGCCGGGCGGCGCGGTCAGGTCGCGGTCGAGAACGGAGAGCTGCACGAGCCCGTCGAGGAGCCGCAATGACTCGTTGTGGGTGACATGCTTCTGGGCCTGCGCCGCCAGAATGTAGGGGAGCAGCAGTTTGGTCGTGGCATCGGACATGAGATGGCCTTCAGAATGTGAGCGTGACGGTTTTGGCCGCACCCCGCCCGATCAGGGCGGAGAGCTGGGAGATGCGGACTGTCAGCGTGTCGCCGGGCCCGAACGGCGCGCCCCAATCGGTGGTTTGCTGGGCGGCCGTGTAGATCGCGCTTGTTGTGGGCGCACTCAGCACCCGCTTCACCGTGCTGCCATCGAGGAACTCGACCTCGTAGGCTTCCAGTTCCTCGGTTAGAGGCACCTCAACTGCGCCCCAGCTGTCGGCAGAAAGCGCTCGGGACCGGCGCGTCCAGCGGATGGTCAGATCACCGGGCGTGCGGGGGCGACGCCACGGCTGCTGGACATGGGCGACAGAGAACGGCCGCAGACCCACGCCAACCGGTGTGAAGGAGGCGGCGACATAGGTCTCGTCGCTGACAGACCGGCTTGCGGGACCGACGCGCCAGTTCCAGGGAAGCCCGAGATCGGCCTCGGCGATTGGTAGTGATGCCAGAGCCTCATCCAGCACCACGACCCGCGCGCCAATCGGAGCCGGATTGCCCATCGCGCCCTCGGTGCCGCGCTGGCCGCGAAGCAGGCGCGTCAGGCTGTAGCGGCCCGGCGCGATCAGTTCTGCCACGCCCGCCTGCATGATCTCCCATGTGCCGGGCGAACTCTCGATGGCCAGCGCATTGGCCCCGCCGAACAGTGTCAGATCGGTGACACTTTCCAGCGTGCCGGAAGGCAGATCGATCACCAGCGCATTGCTGAGATCAAACCGCGATGTCGGACCAGAATAGAATTCCGAGACCAGCGTCCCGATCCGGGCACGGCCGCCAAAGGTGGTCAGCAGTTCAAATCCATCCGTCGATGGGCTGCGAAACACCGCCATTTCACCTGGCCAGGGAACGGCATGAGCCACGGCGAACGGGCGATGGGCAGGCTGATCCTCAGTCAATTGCGGCAGATCCAGCAGCACCAACTCGGGTGCGCCGAACACCACGGCTTTTGACAGGGACGATGGGCGTGGTGCTCCGGGTGGCAGATCGTGGGCCGCGCGGTCTTGACGGACAGCTTCGATCCCACGTGCCTCCGCATCTGCGATTGAGACAAGCCGCAGCGGGATGTGCCGTCCGTCATGGATCAGAGTGACGACGTCCGCCGGATCCAGCGCCAGCCGTGAGGGCGGCAAGCGAAACGCTGCCGTCTCCCGCCCGGTCCATGCTTCCATCAGCGCGCGGCGGCAGCGGCGCTCGGCCTCCTCTGGCGGGACCGCCATGGGGAAGCTTTCTGAGGCGATGCGCGTGGTGTCGACGGTGATGCGCCGCGCCTCGACGAGGGCGGCGTCATAATCCTCATCGGCGCGGGCGACCTGCCATTTGAGCGCCTGTGGCAGTTCGGTCTCCTGCGCGCGGGTCAGTTCCAATAGGTCGCCCTCGCGGGCCGCCACCAGATCGTCATGTGCGATGCCGGTGATGGACGCCCGGCCGCGCATCACGAAACGGATCATGCCCTCGGTCTCCACCGCGTCGAACCCGAAATGCCGCGACAGCGTGGTGATCGAGGCGCGCGGGCTTTCCAGTGCGCCAATGGCGTAGCCTTCGACCGCGCCCCAGAGGCCGGTGACGTCAATCCGAGCCTCGGGCATTCCCGCACGCACGCAGAGATGCCGGACCAGCGCGGCCAACGACACCGCACCGAGCCGTCCGGTCAGCCAGTGACCGAGCCGCCAGTTCGAACCGTCTGTCCACACGTCGGACAGAGCCGGAAAGAACGGATACGGCCGGGCATCCCAGGTCCAGGCGGCGCATTCGGGCACATGCACCATGCGTCCGCCATAGACGCCGGAGACGGGATTGTTCCCAGTATCACCCCACCAGAGATATGTCGCCTCGAGATAGGCGCGCTGGATGGCGTCGTCGCGCCAGCCCCGCGAGAAATGCGGCGTGAAGCTCTCTGACGATTTCGGGTCGAAGAATACATTCGGCTGGTTGGTGCCGCGATCAATGGCGGGACAGCCGAGCTCGGTGAACCAGATTGGCTTGGATTGTGGCACCCATGCCGTCGGAGTTCCGCTCTCCACTCCGCTCGGGCGGTTGTAATGCGGGTTCGACCACCAGGCGCGGAGGTCCTTGTAGCGGAAGACCCATGGCTTTGCCGCTGCGCCATCGGTAATCGCGGTGCGGACCTGAGCGGTGCGATCAGCCTCGGAGCCATAGAACCAGTCGAAGCCTTCCCCGCGCGCAATGTTCCCTTGCAGGTAGGCTCGGTCATAGATCGCAGGCCAGCCCTCGGCCGCGTCGGCATGCTCGAACCCGTCGCGCCAGTCCGACAGCGGCATGTAGTTGTCGATGCCGACGAAATCGATGTCCGGATCGGCCCAGAGCGGGTCGAGGTGGAAGAACACGTCGCCGCTGCCGTCGCCCGGCTGATGCCCGAAATACTCCGACCAGTCCGCCGCATAGCCGATCTGAGTCCCGGATCCGATTATGGAGCGGACATCGGCGAGCAGATCCCGATAGGCCTGCACCGCCGGATAGGTGGTTGCGCCCGAGCGGATGGTCGTCAGGCCCGGCATCTCGGTGCCGATCAGAAAGGCATCGACCCCGCCCGCTGCCGCGCAGAGATGGGCATAGTGCAACACCATGCGGCGCAAACCCCAGTCGCTGGGCGATCCGGTCCAACTGACGCTGTTGCCCGAGACGCTGAAGCTCGCGGGCGTGGCCGAACCGAACAGCGCCGTGACTTGCGTGGCGGCCGTGGCGGTCTTGTCCACCGTCCCAGCGTAACCAGCAGCCGGAGAACAGGTGATCCGGCCGCGCCAGGGAAACGCGGGCTGCCCCGTCTCAGCGGCGTTGTCGGAATACGGGTTCGGCAGGCTGTTGCCGGGCGGGACATCCATCAAAATGAAGGGATAGAAGGTAACGCGCAGCCCGCGCGCCTTCATTTCCTGGATCGCCTGTATCACGGCAAAATCGGCGGGCGTGCCGCCATAAACAGGGCGATCCTGATCGTCGCGGCTGACCAGAAAGGCATTGGCGCGGCTGACGCCATTCACGGACCAAGCCGACGGCGTGGTCGATTTGGCCGACACCTCGACGCCGGGCCGCACCTTGCAGGAGCCCGCGCGCAGATCGTCGCCGAACCAGGCAACGACCAGCGACACGCTCTCGACTTTCGGGGCCATGGCCTGCAGTCGGTCCAGTGCCACCACCATGTCGGCGGTGTCGGTCAGTGCGTTGAGGTTTTCGGGCTCGGACGACCCGCCGCTGCCCTTCCGGATGCCCTGCGTGGCATAGGCGAACTCGCCGGATGCCGGGATCATGGTGACCGCCTGCGTGAGACCCTCTGCCGTGTCCGGATCGGCCAGCGGGCGGAACACCTCGAAACTCAGCTGTGGGATGCGGTTGCCGTAGTTCCCAAGCGGCAGGTCCTCGAAAACCACATAGGCGGTGCCCCGATAGGCAGGCGTGTTGGCCGCTCCCATCTTCGCGGAAATGAACGGATCGGCCGCCTGGCTTTCGTCGCCTGGATACCAGCGCCATGTGATCCCGGCGGTGTCCAGCAGCTTGCCGTCGGCCCAGATGCGGCCGATGCCGGTGATCGGCCCCTCGCAGAGCGCGACCGCGAAGCTCGCATAGTAGAAGTATTCGGTTGTTTTGACCTTGCCGCCACCCCCGCCGCCCTTGCCACCACCCTGCGTGGTGGTCTTCGTCTCCTCGCGGAAATCCGTCGCCCAGACGATATTGCCACCCATGCGCATCCGGCCATAGAGGCGCGGGATTACCGCCCCTTCGGTGGCCGAGGTGATGCGCAGATTGTCCAGCCGCGCGCCTTCGATCCGCTGGGTGGGTGCCAGTGACGAGATGATCCAGCTGTCGACGACCGAGCCAATGGTGGAGCCAATGAAGCCACCGATGGTGGCGGCGCTGACGCCGAGGATAGCGCCACCAATGCTGCCGCCAATGGCAGCGCCAGCGGCACCGAGAACGAGGGTGGCCATGTCGGGGTCTCAGCGTTGCGGAAACAGGAAAGCGAAGGCGATGCGCCGCCGCCAAGATGGTGTGAGCGGTTCCTCGAATACGCCGAGCCGCTCGTAGGCGTGGAGGAAACTGTCAGGTCCGGTCAGGATCCCAACATGCTTGGCGATGGCGCGGGGCGTCATCCGGAACAGCACCAGTGCACCGGGACCGGCCTCGCAAAGTACGATCTCCTGCATCATGCGCCGTGCGCCCTCCGCCAGCACCTCGCGCGGCCCGGTCTCGCCCCAGTCGCGGCTGTAGGGCGGGATTGGGAACGGCTCTGGCCCGACGATCTCGCGCCAGACGCCACGCGCGAGGCCGAGGCAATCGCAGCCGACACCCCGAAGGCTGGCCTGGTCGTGGTATGGCGTGCCGAGCCATGACCGCGCGATGGTGATGACGCGTGCGGGATCAGCAGAGGTCAAAGCACGGACCCCTCGTGCCCGCCATCCTTGGTGGCATAGCGCAGAACCGCATCTTGGCCGGGGATGTGCGGGAAACCCCGGAAATTGGCGGTATTGGCGAACTTGGCGCTGCAGGTCTCGATACGCTTGTCGCAGCCTGCACGAATGGTGAAAGCATCACCGCCCGCGATAGATCGCACTGGTGCTTCGAGCAGCGTCAGCACTGCGATGCCGTCAGTTAGGTCATGTGCGATGATCTCTGCCTGCCGCCCCACATTTGCGCCACCGGTCCATTCGACCGTGCCGAAGGTGAACCAGCCGGAGGTAAAACTGCCGAGCCCAGATGCGGTGAAGGCCCGGTCGCGCAGGAGATCAATGACGCCACCTATGCCCCTGAACGCGGAGTTCTCCAGATCGATGCCGCAACGGGCGTCGCCGAGTGCGGCATCGCAGGTCGCCTGGAAGGTCCGTCCCACCGTCTGCCCAAGCACGTGAGCCACTGACCGAACCTCGGCCACGAAGGCCAGTCGCCCGCGCCGGATCTGGCCGATGGCCCCGCGCCGCATCAGGACGCGCTGGCTGGTCTCGGCCCAGTTTACCCGCCAGACCTCGACCTCGGCGTTGTCCCAGCGGCCGTCGAGGATATCGGTCTCGGTGATCCGGTCGGAGGTCAGTACGCCCTCTGCGTCCTGTGCATCGACCGACAGGTCGGAGCCAGAGCGCACCTCTGACGCCGTCAACCCGCTTTCCGGCTCGAAGTTCGTGCCGTCGAACGTCAGCGTCCGGTCGTGGTCAGTGAAGCCGAAGGTGACGCCGTCGGCACGGATGATCCGCCAGCACCAAGCGAGCGTTGTTGTCCCGTCGTCCAGATGCGCTTGCAGATCGGGGTTGATGCTTTTCATCTTCGGAGTTCCATAAGTGGGATGGATGTGATCGAGCCCAGCCGCTCAAGATCGAGCGTCACGTCGAGCGCATCGGTGTCGAAGCGGACCGGCACGTCGAACTCGAAACCTGCGGTGATGGAGACGCCCGCCCCGGGTGCGGTGTTGAAGGTGACGAGGCCCGTCGTGGTGTCGACCGACCAGCCTGAAAGCTGCTCGACCCCACCGAGCGCGATGCGCACGACTCCGTCCACTGGCTTGGCGATAAACCGTGTCCAGGACTGCGCCCCGGAGGTGTAGCGCTTCACCAGCTGGAACGCCGTCGCTGCGCCATCACCGGTGCCAATCGCCTGGTCGGTGGGAGATGGTGTTCTTGAGGGCAAGCAGGACTTGTAGTCGCCCCAGTCCTTGAAGCGGAAACCATATAGGCGACCGTTCCGCGCCTCAAAGAACGCTACGACCGCCGCCAGATCGTCGGCGCGGCGAATGCCGTAGGCCACATCATAGCGACGGCGCGAGTTAGCCCAGCTGGCGTTGCGTTCCTCGTCGCCCGAGGCGAGCTCGACGATCTGCGTGCGCCGTTCCGGCCCGCCGCGTGCGCCGCGGCTGATATTGTCGGGAAACCGGACCTCGTGAAACGCCATCACATGCCCCTCCGACCCATCGACACGGCGCGGGCGATGTCAGCCGCGACCTGCGTGCGGGACTGCCGAAAGCTCTCGGCGTCGCGGGCCATGATGGTGACGTTGACCCCTCCGCCTGCGCCGTAGCTCTGCGTCTCGCGCCGAGACAGCACCCGCTCGCCGCGCTGCAGGATGGCGGGCACTTCATCGTGGCGCAGCCCCGCCACACCGCCAGAATGCATCCGGGGCGCAGCCGCGAAGGCCATGGCCGGGACCATCCGGCCCGGCGCAGTGGCTCCGACCATGCCGCCTGCATGCAAGATGTTCGCGAAGATCCCGCCCGCACCCCCAAGCGCGCCGGAAAGCGCGTTGGCGATCGGCCCGAGGATGAACCGCCGCGCCGCCAGCTTGGCGAGATCAGCCAACAGTGAGGTGACCAGATCGCGGAAGTCCAGCTTGCCGGTCTTCACGAACGTGGCTACCGCATTCTCTGCCGACTGGAAGGCGCCGACCAGCGCTTGGCCGATGTCCCCGCCAACGTCGCGTGCCTTTCTGGCATAGTCGCTGAGCGCTGCGGTGACCGCCTGCCAGCCGGTGACGGCGGCTTCGGTGTCGGGTTCGGCGGCAGCGGCAGCAGCCCCGACCGCAGCACCAGCGCCAGTGGCCGCCCGTCCGGCATCGCCAAGGGTGGTCTCCAGACGCTCAGCCGCGTCGGTCGCCTCGGTCAGCGCGTCTGCGCCACCCTCACTGCTGCCCTGCACCGCGTCACGCAGGGCCTGCCAACTGGCGAGCGGCGCACGCGCGCCCTCGGCCAAGTCGCTTGCCGCACCCCGATACGTGTTGGCCGTGGCAAGTGCAGTATTGGCCGCCTGGGTGAGCCCGAGATCGGGGGCCGTGAGCGGGTTGTCCTCAAAAGCCCGGTCGAACGCTGCCTGTGCAGCGGTGGTCGCGGCCGTCGCTGCACCCTCAAAACGGTTCTCGATCTGACCCAACTCAAGATCGGGAATGATCGAGATGCGCCGTTCGGACCCAAGCGCTTCCAGCCCCTGATTGATCCCGCCGATGAAGCCGTTGATGCGCGAAACGACGCCATTCAGCATTGCCTCGACACCGTCGATCAGGCTGTTGGCCGCCTGGAACGCCAGGTCGCCGATGGCGGCTGGCAGCAGTCCCCAAATCGCCTTGATCGCCTCATAGGCCCCCTCGAATGTGTTCGCAGCCGTGTTGCCAAAGGCCACGACGCTCTCGATGGCGCTCTGCATTCCGGAGGCGGCATCGGACTTTAGGTCGAAAAATATCGCTGTGGCTGCAGCGCCCGCCGCAGCGGCACCCATCTTGATGCGATCCCAGACCTCGACGGCGAGGTCTTTCAGGAGGGACATCGCTTCGCCAAACCCACCCGCGCCGGAAACAAGGCGGGTGAACTGATAGACGAGCTCGCCTGCACCGACGATCAACGCTCCGATGCCGGTGCGGATCAGCGCGCCGCGCAGCAAGACCAGCGCCGTGGCGAGCCCACGGACCGACAGCGCTGCGACAGCCATCCCGGCGACCCAACGGCCTGCAAGAAAAGCCACAAATGTGGCGGCATAGGTAGTCAGTCGGCCGATGTTGTCGAACAGGCCACGAATGGCAATGCCCAGCGGCCCAGTCCGGCTCGCGATTGCCGCCATGGCGTCAGCGACGACTTCCAGCGCAGGCGCTGCGGCGACGGCCAGCTGGTTCGATAGCCCGCGCCAGATCAGCCCGAGCCGGGAGATGGCGTCGTTCGTGCGCTCGATCTGGTCGGCATCCTGCTCGGAGACCACGACACCGAATGCGAGCACGTCCTCGGTCGCCTGGCGTAGCGTCGCGGTGTCGATCCGGCTCATGGCGATGGAGCCTTCCTCACCGAAAAGCTGACCCGCTACAGCGGCGCGTTCGGCTGCGGGCACGAAGCTCTCGATGGCGGCGTTGATCGCTCCGACCCGCTGGTCCAGCGGCAGGGCGATCAACTCGTTGGCGGAAAGGCCCAGCCGGTCCAGCGCGTCGGCAGCGGGTCCGGTCCCGGCGGCGGCCTGGCTGAGGCGGCGTGTCAGATCCTTTGTCGCCTGCTCGATGCCCGACATGGAAACACCCGCCAGCTCACCCGCACGTTCGAGGGTCTGGATCGAGGCGACCGTCGTGCCAAGCGACTGCGCGAGCTTGGCCTGCGCGTCGACGGTTTGAAGCCCCGAGCGGACCATGGCCACGCCAGCGGCGGCTGCGGCCGCCACGGCGGCAGCGGCAGCCACTCCGACACGGCGGGAAAACGCCGCGAGCCGGGTGTTGGCCGCCTCCATCTCCCGGCTGAGCCGCCCGAACCCGCGCGCCCCGGCTTCACCGACACCTTCCAGCTCGGCGCGCACCTGTCGGCCGCCGACGGCAGCAAGTCGGACAGAGACGCGCTTTTCAGCCATTGGAATGATCCATCTGTTCGTTGAGTTTTGCGACCATCACCGCTTCGATGACGGGCAGCAGTTCAGCCATGGCCAGAGGCGGGATTCCGGGTGATCGCCCCGTTGAAATGCCCGAAGCGCTTCAGTTCTAGCGCGGCAGGGGTTCCGGCGCTGGTTGTCGTGCCGACTGTCTCGCCCTGCGCCACCAGTCGGGCCGTTGCGGTCAGCAGACCAGATCGCTGCATTTGCCAGTTGATCTGGTCGAGTACGCAGCCGGAATACATCGCAAAGCGCGGGACCTCGGGCATGCCCGTTTCGATGGACATGCTGGGCAGAGTCCAGGACCCCGACTGGAACTCATGCGTCCAGGGACCAGTCCCGGTCGTGGTCGGCGCGCCAAAGGCAGCCTTCAGCCAGAACCCGAAGGCCTCGGCGTCGAGCGGCACCACCACATCGCCGTCCGCCGTCACCGCATCCTTGATCGGCGCCAGCGGATCGCGGCCATAGCCCAGAAGTTCCGAGTTCAGCAGCGGTTGCTCCGCGCCGAGCGAGGTGCTGGCGAAGGGCATCTTTGTGAAACCGCCCACCGGCGGCGTTCCATAGGTTGTTTCGAACGCAAGCGCCATCAGCGCCCGCGCCCCTTGGGCTCGTGCCATCGTGTTCTCCTTGAATTGTCGGGGTCAGCCGAGCGGATCGGCCGTGGAATAGTGCAGCGCCACCGGGATCACGGCGGCCTTCAGGCTCGCCGCGCCTTCGACCGGGATGTCCACGGAGCGCGGCGCTTCCGCCTCGACCCAGTCGCAGAGACCGCCTAGCGTTCGGTCGGCGGCAATTATCGCGCCCACGCTGGCGCAGAGCGTGTCGAAGGCGGTGTCACGATCGGCGCCTTGCACGACCGCCTCAATCTCGGCGCGGTGCTGGTAGTGGAAGCGCAGCGGTGACAGCGTCACCTCCGGGTCCCCCGGTTCGCCATCGCGCAGGATCAACAGGCCCTCGGTCGGCACGCGCTCAGGCAGAACCTCACCGCGCAGGGCGGTGGCGGGCAGCGCCGACAGCCGCGCGTGCAGCGCGGCGAGGATTGTTTCGCGTGGAGTGGGCATCCATGAAATCCATCTTCGTTATCCGGCTAAGCCCCAGAGAGGACGCAGACTGGCTAGCAGAGCATGAGACCTTGACCAGAATTGGGTATCTCGCGAGTATCGCGCCAAGGACTGTTGGGAGATCTAGGTGTCTTACATAATTGCACACGTGGCATTCGATAAGTCAGGAAAGACCTATCCAGTTAATTGCCTCCGCACCGATATCGCAGTTGGCGACGAGGTCGTCGTAAAAATGAACAACCGACCGCTAAAATGGGCGCGTGTTGATGATATCAATTACCTCAACTGGGGTTGTCAGAATACTATCGAATGCCTTGCTAGCGAAGCCCAGTTTACTGCAGATGGTATCGTCCTTCCACCTGGGGAACCTTTAAGCATTAAGGGTTTGGCACGCCCATACGAACTTGCCGTAAGCCTATTCAAGATGGGCTGGGTGCCCCGTAGAGCCGCCAGCAAGATGTATCGAATGGCCTATTCCGCTGCGAACCAAACTCAAACCGCTCTAATCTTGATGCGGAAAAATGGCATTGATGTTCAGATAATCGATGGTCTGCCTGCTGAGGGGATGAAGCCAAATTCTGTGTTATCGATCAGTCGAACGGACGGTCCATTTATTGGACAGCCGTTTCATGGCAGCCTTCACAACATCTTGGAACGGACCGTTTCGTTTGCGGAAGCCTTCTTACGCAATGCTACGCGCCTTGAAGAGATGATAACTCCCTTGCAGACCAACAAAGTCCTACCATCACCGCCTCCTCGAATGCGGTCAGGAGAGGACGATCTCTATTCCGCCCTCGGTGGTTCAGGAGAGCCAATTTATTTGTCGGACGGAGTATGGCTAACATCGGGGGGTGGCGCACATGACTGGGGAAGATAGCATTTGTCGCGTACAGTCACTACTTTACTTGATCAACACGAGGGAGCCCATCCATGGCAATCATCACCAAATCAGACAAACTCGTAACGACCGGCGAACTTGACCAGACCAAGATGGTTTCCGAGCAATATGTTTTGGTTCGCATCATCCACGAAACGAACAGCTACACTTTAATGACGGCCACGGCGAAGGAGGACGACAGCTCGTACCTTGCTTATCCTGACCTAAACAGATTGGTTGCCGCGGCAGAGAGTGTGCTGGGTCACGGCGAGCGTTGCGCCGACAATTGGGGTCGCCCGTATTTCCTCTGCAAAGAAATTGATCACCCGAGAGAGATCCGCGATATCGCTAATAAGATCGCTGATATTCTTGGTCTACCCCCTGTAAATGCACCATGGGCTGACGAAGAGATGCGAGACATATATGACGAATTCTCAGTTGGCGAAGATGGCGAGCCTGCTTACCTTTCAGATGGTGTTTACGTCAGCAAGCGTGGTCGGCTGGAGGAATAAGCGTCGCACCCGATAACATGGGGCGAAAACCAATTTCACAGACTGTTCCTCTATAAGTACCACATTCATCTCGCAAGTTCTCAGCCAGTTCTCCGATCCACCCAGTTCGCCACGATCAGCCCCGGCACACTATCGAGCGCCCGATCTGCATCCCGCGCGAGATCAAGCCGCTTGGGCAGCTTTACCTGCGGCACCAATAGGAAGATCGGCGCGGTGACCTTGCCGCGTCCGGTCTTAGAGCGCGACACCACCGCCTGGCCCTTGGTGTTCAGCCGTCCCTCCGACACCAGCAGGCTCGGGCCCGTTCGGCGATAGACGAACCGCAGACGCAGCCCGCGTCGCCGTTCCCATTCACCGGGGGTGATACGGCCGCCGCGTGTGGATTTTCCTGCGGCGGGCAGCGGGATCGCAAGCCAGAAGCCGTCCTTCGAGCGGATCAACGGGCCGGTGTCATGCGCGCCGACGATCACCGGTGCCTTGGACCAGACCAACGCAGCCGCATCCAGGCTTTCGCCGGACCTCGGGAAGTTCTGGTTGCGGATCGAGTTGGCGAGCCGCCGCCCGAGCCCCGCGCTGGTGATCTGCGTGCGCCAGGCAGTCTTGAGTCCGGCCCCGGCCTCACGCATGGCGGCCGTCACCGCGCGTTCGCCCGCCGCGACCTCGGCCGACATCATCGCGACGAAGTCGGGATCGATGTCGAGCTTCAGTCTCACGCGGGCCTCAGATCAACGGTCCAAACCAGCCGTTCGCGGTCACGCACGGGTTCGCCCTGAATGAGGAAGGCATCGCCGTCCATTTCCAAACGGTCGCCCGGCCGCGGGGCCGGAACCTCAGCGACACGCAGGTCGATCCGGGTCGTTTCCGACCAAAGCCGTGCGTCGCCGAAGTCGCTGATCGCATCCGCCTGCCGGGAGACGATGCGCACCAGCGAAGGCGCACCGCCGTCGGAGGTGTAGACCGCCTCTCGCCCGATGTTCGGGTCCGTGAACAGTATTTCTATTGCGGATGCAAATGCACTGGCCATGACTATACTGTCCTTATGAAACAGAATTTATCTTCAAACAGTCCAGTTCGAAGGCGGGCGCTTGTTGCCCTAAGGACAGCATTTGCGCGCCAACGGCCCGACATCCTGATCGACGACAAAGGCTATGCCCCCGATTTTCGCGATACGCTTCTGCCGCTTGTCGCGACCGAGGATTTCGAGGTTGACCTGCAGGCCGGGGATGGCAACGAACTGCAAACCAAGTTCCGCGCCGCGCATTCATCCTCGGGACTCGCGGTCAATTGTTTTGCACCGTTTCGGACCCGGATTGTCGATCTGGCTCTGCCGAGCTGCGGCCCCTTCACGGCGCTGCAGTTCGAGCGCAAGTGCCCGACCGGCCTTCGTGGCGGCCGCGCCCCCAACCTCGATGTCGTTCTGTCGGGTCCGAAAGGTGTTGTCGGAGTCGAGTCCAAGCTGAGCGAGTATCTCGCAAGGCACCGTGCGGCGTTCTCTCCCGCCTACGTCGAGCAGATCCGCGATTGGCGGCGCGAACAAGGTTACTTCCGCGAGATGCTCCGCCTGATCGACGCCCCTGACAGCTACGTCTGGCTGGATGCTGCGCAACTGATCAAGCATTCGTTTGGACTGGCCCGCACCTTTCGGGATCAGCCTGTGAGCCTGCTTTACCTGTATTGGGAGCCCGCAAACCCGGATGCCAGTCCCGAATTCGTGGCCCACCGACATGAGATAGACGCCTTTTCGGAACGCGTGGCGGGATCGATGCCAGGGTTTCGGGCCATGAGTTATCCTGAACTGTGGCGTGCTTGGGATGATGCCGAGCCAGCAGGATGGTTGGCGCGGCATCTCAAGGCATTGCGGGCCCGATACGAGGTTACCCTCTGATCCCTCACGTCCGCCGTGCCGAGCGCAGAACCTGCGGCCGGGTGCAGATCGGCAGCGGGTTGCTCTCGATTTCCAGACGCACCCATTCGTCACGGTCCCGATCGGGGATAGTGCGCGCGTAGAGCGGCAGGCCGAGGGTGTTGACCGTCTCGAAGGTGTCTGCGGGGGCATGGTAGATTTCAAAGAGGCCTTCCACCCCTTCGGGGTAGAAGAAGGCCTTATCGGTCGGCACGCCGAAGCCCGCCCCACCCCGGTAACGGCGGAAGGTGATGCCGCCAAAGCTGACCTCGTCGGCAACCCGGCCGCGCAGATCGGCAGCGGCGGCGGTGTTGAGATAGGTCTCGCGCACCTCCTTGTGGGCGATGAGATCGGCGAAGAAGGCCGAGCCGCATTCGGCGCGGACCTGCACGGCCCCGGCCGCGAGCCCGCCCATGCTGTCTTCGACACTTTCGATCAGCGCCTGGCAGCGTTTGCGCAGCGCGCCGGAGCCCGGGGTCGCATTGTCGAGATCAAAGTCGATCTCGGTGGCGGGCGTGATGGCGAACTCGGTGAAGTAGTTGATCACCGTGGCGCTGTCCTTGGGGTCTTTCACGATCCCCTGAATGCCGTTCAGCAGGTGATATTCGAACGTCGCCTCCGCATCCTGGCGCAAACGGCCAAGCTTTCGGGCGACTTCGCTTTGTACTTGCTGGGTGGCACTTTCCGAGCCGAAGTCGCGGATCCCCTGAATTTCCGAGGCCCAGAGCACGTCCTGTTTCTTGAACTGGCGGCAGACAAAGGCGCGCATATCCCGACGCTCGGGAACCTGTTGCTCGGCGGCCGAGCCACGTTCGGAGAACGGGATCAGCGACAGCGTGCCGTCCCGGCTCTCGATCACGACGGTGCGCGAGCGCACGCCGCGCGGCGAGAACAGGCTGGCGCCCGACAGGATCGCGGGCTTGAAGGGGATGTTTTCCAGCGCACGAGTGAGTTCGATGATGGTGAAGGCATCGCCTTCGAAGATATCCATGGTGGTCATGGGAATGCCTCCTTTGAGGGTTTGATCAGCGGACGAGGATGCCGACCGCCAGCAGCGCGGTATGGGCAGCCGTGATCTCGCCCGCGCTGGGGGTGCCGACAAAAACGAGATCGTGGCGATTGACGATGGCGGGGCCACGGACCAGCGCAACGGCGGACACATCGCCGCCTGTGGCGTCAGCCTTGCCCCAGAGCACCGCCACGGCGGTTTCAGTACCGTCGACGGCAGCGGGATCATGTGCCGCGTATTTGCCAGACGCGGTGATTTTGCCCAGTACGGTGCCCGGATCGAGCGTACCATTGGCGACGATGACGGTTTCTCGGGTGTAATCGCGGAAGGCTTCCCAAACGAGGAAGCCTCCGGGATGGGTGGCCTCGGTGAGCGTAGTCATGAGGTTATCCTTTCAGTTTGAAGGTACGGGCGACGATCTCGCCCCAGGGGCGGGCCGTCGTGCTGCGGCCCGGTTGTGCGTGATGGGCCGTGATTTCGGGTTCGGCCTCGGACCTCAAAGCCAGAAGGGCCATGCGGACGTCGTCGAGACTTGTGTCCTGTTCGAGGAAGCGCCCGGCCATCTGTGGCTGGCCTGCGAGGCGGCAGAGATCGACGATAACGCGAGCATGGGTAATCGCTTCGGCCCGGATCGCGGCGGGATCGGGCGGTGCGACACCCGGAATCGGGATCGGATCCGAAGGGCTGGGCATGTCGTCGGTGACACCATGCCCTTCCGGCGCTTCGTCGCTGTCCGCCTCTCCAGTGCCGTCGGCAGGTTCGACATCGCCGTCCACGATACTGTCGATCTCTTGGTGCGTGTTGATGCCTGTCTCTGGATTGCCTTCGGCCGGAACGCCCTCCGCCTCGGGCTGAACACCCTCCTGGTCGGTGGCTTCCACTGCCTCGACGAGGTCAGGCGGCGCGTTGCGGAACCGGTCGATGTCGAACCGCGCGGCCATCCTGACAGGGTCCGCCAGCCGGTCCGCGAAACCCGCCGCCACCGCATCACCCGCATCGAACCAGGTCTCGGCCGCCATCAGCGCTGCGATCTCGTCATTGGGCTTGCCGGATTTGGCGGCATATCCCCGGACGAGGCTGCCCGCGATCTTGTCCAGCGCCTCGGCCATGGCGCGCATGTCGCCCGCCGTGCCCATTGCCAACCCCGACGGGTCGTGGATCATCAGGAACGCGTTTTCCGGCATGACGATCTCGTCACCCGCCATGGCGACATAGGACGCGGCCGAGGCGGCAATACCGTCGATCCAGACCGTGACTGTGCCCGCGTGCCGCTTCAGCGCATTGTAAATCGCCACCGCATCGAAGACTGACCCACCCGGGCTATTCAGCCGCAAATCGACCGGCGTCCCGTCGGGCAGTGCACCGAGTTCGGCAAGGAACCCCTTCGCCGAGACCCCATAGGCACCGATCTCGTCATAGATCGCCACTTCCGCACCTGTTCCCTGGGCGCGGATCGCATACCAGCTTGTCATATTGTCACTCCTGTTCGGTGGCGGGATCGGTGGAGGCGGATCCGTCGCCTGTGTCTTCGCCTTTTCCCTCGCCTGGATCAGGCCGCGCAGCGGGCGTCGCTCGCGCGCCCTGACTCTCGCCGGGGCTCGCACGGTAGCTCAGCCCCAGATCGGCAACGCGTTTGGCATCCGCTGCATTCTCTCGGTCGACTTCTTCGACGTCATAGCCGGTGGCCTCGACCACCTTGCGTCGCGAGGTGATGCCCGCTTCCATCGCCAGCACTTGCGCCTGGATGTCCTTCAGCGGGTCGACCCAATCCCAGCGTGGCGGGATCCATTGCACCGGCCGCGCGACAGCGGGATTGCCGATATCCAGCGCCCCCGACAACACGGCCGTCTCAAGCCAGCGCCGCCAGATCGGCCGACACAACTGGTGTGCGATCACCCCGTGTTGCAGCTGGCCAATGCGGCGGCGGAACTCGACTAGCTCTGCCCGCAGGCTCGAATAGTTCGCCTGCCGCACATCCCCAGTGACGAGGTGGTACGGCAGCCCCAGTGAGGCTGATACCGACAAGAGCGTCCGATATTGAAACGCCTCATAGCCGCCGCCAACGTCGGCGGGGCTCGAGAACTTCACATCCTCGCCCGGCAGCAGCACCTGCATCGTGCCCGGCTCGAGGCTGGCGATGGCCACCCCGTCCAGATCTGCCTCCGCTTCGCCCATCATCGGGTCTTCCGGCGCGGTCTTGGTGATGAACCCCGCGAACATCGCCGCGGTCTTCTTCCGGTCGAGCTCGGCGTCGTCGTACTGGTCCAGCAGAAACAGCCGCACCATGGCCGGAGCCACATGAGGCAAGCCCCGTATCTGGCCTGCGTCAATTGGGCGGTAGATGTGCAGCACATCCTCAGCGGGCACGCGCACCGTCTCCGGGATCACCGCTCCCTGATCGGTGCTGTCGCCGGGATGGCGACGGCGGAAGTGATAGGCCACGCGCCGTCCGATGCCGTCAAATTCAATCCCGCAGCGGATGCGATTGCCGTTTGCCGCAGTTTCGGTCTTCTCGAAGGGCAGCATTTCTGACTGCAGGAGCTGCAGTTGCATCGGCACCAGCAGACCATCCTCGGTCCGCCGTGGCCGCATACGCACGAAGCATTCGCCTGCCACGAACATTTCCCGCGCCACCATGGCCTGCAGGCCGTAGAAGTCCGTCAGACCGTCCGCGTCAGCCTCGTCGGTCCATGCGAGCCACAGCTGCTGAACGCTGTCACGCAACGCCGCATCCGCGATCAGCGACGACGGCTTGATCCCATCGCCGATAATGTTCGACGCAAATGCCTCGCAGGCATTGGCGGCATAGCCGTTGGTGACGACTAACTCGCGCGACCGCGCCAGCAGGCGGGGGCCGCCCGAGGCGACCAGCGAATTGATGTTTTCCAGGGGCGGGTTCCAGCCCCGCAACCGGCGCTTGGACATTGCCCCCTCAAGACGGGCGCGCACGGCTGTAGGGCCGCCCAATGTTGGACGGCGAAAGCGATCGAACAGGCCCATGGATCAAAGACCCTTCGTCGTCGTGACACGCACCTGCCGAACGATCCGCCGTCCTTCAGCAGCTGCGATCTCGCGGTCGAGCGCCTCGATGGCCCGGTCGATTTCCGCGACACTGCGATAGTCCACCGTCTTTCCGTCATAACTGACGCGCGCCACGCCAGACGAACGCTGAACAGCCAGGGTCTCGCGGCGGGCACTGAGCTCGGCAATCGTAGACATCAACTCACCTCATGTAACTTGAGCGCACGGTGCGCCGCTGTAGTCCCGCACGCCGAGAAGCGGGCGTGGTGTTTCCCGCCCCGTCCTCAGCCATGTCCTCCGCCGTGATCCCGACCTGTGCTTCCAGATCAGTCCACCGCGCATCGGACCAACGGTCAGCGCCCAATATCCAAGCGGCTGCCCGGGCATAGACGCGACAATCCAGAGCTTCATTGCGTTCGCGCAGCTTCTGCCATTCGAGCCGGGCAAAGCCGCGTTTGGTGCGCACCGTGATCAGTTGTTCGGCCGTGAATTGCTTCAGCCACTCGCCGTCCGCCCAGTTTGGCAGATGGATGGTTCCGGGCGGGCAAAGATGCCCAGCCTCGATTTCCTCCCGCGTCGGCCGGTCCTGGCGCAAATAGCGATAGGTCTCGGTCTTGAAGGTCGAAGTGGCGACCGTCCAAAGCCGCGCCCCGCGCCGCAGCCTTTTGCCTGCGATGGTCGCGTCCACATACGTCGGGCCAGTGACCGGGCTCGAGCGGTTGAATCCCTCGACGCCTTTGACCGGAGCCACCTGCGCGAAGCCGACCTGTCGCGACCAGGCATAGACGGCGCTGGTCTCGTAGCCCGTGTCGATCGCCAGCCGTGCCAACGTCATCTTCTGACCGGAAGCATGCAACCATGTCTGGCCGAGCAAATTGGCCAGCTTCTGCCAGCACGCCGGATCGCCGGGCCCGCCCTCGATGACCAGGTGATCGATCAGCCAGCTCTCCAGCCCGCGGCCCCAGGCCCAGACATCGACCTCGATGCGATCTTTCTGAACGTCCGCCCCGGCGGTCAGGAACAAGCCCCGCTCAGGAACAGTGCCTCCGTCCCAGGTCTCGCGCTGGTCCGACAAGCGCTGCCAGTCCGGCGCCTCGCCGGTTTCGACCCATGTCTCGCCAAGGATCGTATTGCGGAACGCCTTGATCGCCTCATCCGATCCTTGGGCCGCGTCCCATGCCCGCACGATCCGCTCCCAGCTCAGCCAGCCAATCGGCGAATAGAGCGCCGAGAGATGATAGCCGACGGTGCTGGGATCAACAGCAACGGCCGTCGCCTGCCATTCGCCTGCCTCCAGCATGGCCGTCTTGTTATGCTCGGCGATGGGTGTCTCACAGCCCTCGCAGTGATACTCTGCCGTTTCCGGACGACCCTTCTGCCAACGCAGCCGCTCGAACTTCAGCCACTGCACCGCGCCGCAATGCGGACATGGCACGAAGAACCGGCGCTGGTCGGAGGCCTCGAACTCGCGCTCGATCCGGCTCAGCCCCCGGATCGTCGGCGTCGAGACCAAAAACACCTTGCGCCGATGGGCGAAGGTCAGCGAGCGCGCTTCCGCCAAAGTGACTGGGTCGCCTTCATCGTCAGCGGAGGCCGGATAGGCATCGACCTCGTCGAGGAAGATGTAGCGCGCGGGTGTCGAGCGCAGACCCACGGCCGAGTTCGCTCCGGTCATGATCAGGATGCCGCCCGCAAATTCCTTGGACAGCATGGTGTTGCCCGCGTCGCGCGATCGGGCCGGTTTGACCCGCTCGCGCAGTTCCGGGCTTTCATCAATCAACGGGTCGATCCGCTGGCGCGAGTTTCGTTTCGCTAATTCCACCGTCGGCTGCACGGCCAGCATTGGGCCCGGCGCCTGGTGGATCGCAAAGCCGATCCAGTTGTTCCCGGCCTCGGTCGCGCCGACCTGCGCCGCCTTCATGAAGACGATCCGCTGCGTCGGATCGCCGGGTGAGAGCCGATCCATTATTTCGCCCATGTATGGCGTGCGTGCTGTGCGATACCGGCCTGGTTCGGCCGAAGCGCGCCCCGAAAGCATCCGGTGCCGGTCCGCCCATTCGGAAACGGTCAGGTCCGCATCCGGCGTGAGGCCAGCACCCCAGGCGCGCAGGATTTCCGCAGCGCCGTCGAAATCCAGCACATCGTCCGTGTCACCGGAGATCAGGTTTGACCTCGGCAAGATCGTCGAGCTGGGCACGGACATGTTTCTCCAGAACCTTCTGCATGGCTGCAGGATCGACACCGAGGTCAGCCGCCATCAGCGCCGCCGCGCGGGCGGGCCAGTTGACCCAGACATCGCGCTCCTGCCGCGCCAGCCGGAAGACCAGCGACAGCGCACGGGCCCGGTCGATGAGCTCGCCTTTCAGCTTCTGCAACCGGATGCGCCGCTCCTGCGCCTTCAGCACCTCGTTCGCCGTTTTCGCCTGCAGGAAGGTGGTGCCGCTACCGACCGGCGGTGCCGCCAGCCCCTGTTCGCGCAGGGTTTCTCCCACGGCGGAGACCGCCGCCTCCGGGACGGGTTTGAGTTTCGGCTGGGGCGCTTTTCGGATTTTGGACGGATCGGTTGCTTCAGCGCGCAGGGCATCGCTGGCAACTGCGTCGATACTGCCATCGCCATGCTGCACCAGTCGCCCCGTCGTCTTGGCCTTCTGGATCGCGCCGCGTGAGAGGCCAACGCGAGCGGCGTATTGGCGCTCGCTCAGACCCTCCATTGCGCACTCCTATTATCATTCAAAATCATGTGCTTATGTAGTTGATAAGCCTCCGCACCAGAGCGAACGTGATCCTACGAAAACGATGCAACTCACCACGGAGCCGCCACGATGACCCGCCTGAACCCGCAGACAACGCCCCGCCACCAACTGCGCGCCGAGAAAGCTGCGCGGAAC